CGGATCAGCAACAGTTCACTTCCCAATCTGGCACCAAGAAATAGAAGATATATTAGTTTTAAAAAACAACAAAGGTACAGAGGATAATAGAGTAAGAAAACTAGACTACTCTATACAGATATCTAAATTATTTTATGAGAGATTTATTAAAGATGAAGATATAACTTTATTTTCACCACATGAAACACCTGGGTTATATGAAGCATTTGGTATGCCAGAGTTTGATGAAATGTATGAGAAGTATGAAAGAAAAACATCTATTAGTAAAAAGAAAATAAGGGCACAGACTTTGTTTATGGACTTATTAAAAGAAAGAGCAGAGACAGGTCGTATCTACATTATGAATATTGACCATTGTAATACTCATTCATCTTTTAAAGATAAAGTTTATATGTCTAATTTATGTCAAGAGATTACATTACCTACAACACCTATAAAACATATAGATGATCCTGATGGTGAGATTGCTCTATGTATATTATCTGCTATTAACTTAGGTATGATAAAAGACAAAGAAGATTTAGAGGACTTATGTGATTTATCTGTAAGGTCATTAGAAGAAATAATAGACTATCAAGAATATCCAGTAGAAGCTGCAAAGAAATCTACACTTGCAAGAAGAAGTTTAGGTATAGGTTATATTGGTCTTGCTCACTATCTTGCAAAGAACAAAGTTAAATATGATGATAAACAAGCATGGAAATTAGTTGATGAGATTACAGAAGCTTTTCAGTATTACCTGTTGAAGTCAAGTAGTACACTCGCAAAAGAAAGAGGTGCTTGTGAGTATTTTGATAAGACTAAATATAGTGATGGCATTCTGCCAATAGATTCATATAAAAAAGATGTTGACGATTTAGTCAAAAGAAAGTTAAGTTATGATTGGACTACTCTACGAAATGATATCAAAGAAAGTGGATTACGACATAGTACCCTTTCCGCTCAGATGCCGTCTGAAAGTAGCTCAGTTGTTTCGAATGCTACGAACGGTGTTGAACCGCCTCGTGATTTTCTTTCGATTAAAAAAAGTAAAAAAGGAACACTCAAACAAATAGTTCCTGACTACAACAGACTAAAGAATTTCTACACATTATTATGGGACATGAAAAGTAACGAAGGTTACATCAACAGTATTTCTGTTATGCAGAAATATTTTGACCAGGCAATAAGTGGAAACTGGAGTTACAATCCAGAAAATTATACCGACGGCGAGGTGCCGACTTCGGTAATGGCAAATGACTTATTGACTACATATAAGTTAGGTTGGAAAACTTCATATTATCAAAACACATATGACGCAAAAGCAGACATAGATGAACCTGCTCATTCAGTTGGGTGGCATGATGGTGTAAAAGATGATATGAAACCTAGAGAGGAATTTAAATCAGATGAAGATTATCAAGAATACTGTGAGGCGTGTGCAATATAATGAAAACATTTAATACAGAAAAAGTAGATTGGCTAAAACAACCCATGTTTTTTGGGGCAGAACCTAATACACAAAGATTTGACCAACAGAAATATCCTGTCTTTGAAAAATTAAATCAACAACAATTAGGTTTCTTTTGGCGACCAGAAGAAGTATCTTTACAAAAAGATAGAAATGATTACTTACAATTATCAGATGAACAAAAACATATTTTTACATCTAATCTAAAGTATCAAACATTGTTAGATAGTGTGCAAGGGCGTGGTCCATGTCTTGCATTTTTACCATTTTGTAGTTTACCTGAATTAGAATCTATGTTAGTTGCATGGGACTTTAGTGAAACAATACATAGTCGCTCTTATACTTACATAATGAAAAATGTTTATCCTGATCCTACTGCTGTTCTAGATACAATTATTGAAACACCAGAGATTATGGCTAGAGCAAAAACTGTAACAGAAGCATATGATAAGTTTATCACTTATTCTCATAAGTATCACTTGTATGGCAAAGGTGACCAGAAAGAGCTTAAAAGACTTTTATACCTTACATTAATCAATGTAAATATACTTGAAGGTATTAGATTCTATGTTTCATTTGCTTGTTCGTTTGCATTTGGTGAGTTAAAGTTGATGGAAGGTTCTGCTAAAATTATATCTCTAATTGCAAGAGACGAAAACTTACATTTAGCCGTCTCACAAAACATCATAAATAACTACCGTAACAAAGAGAACGATAAAGAAATGCTACAGATTATGAAAGAAGAAGAGCAAAGAGTATATGATATGTACGATACTGCTGTTCAACAAGAAAAAGAATGGGCAAAGTATTTGTTTAATCACGGCTCTATGATTGGTTTAAACGATACACTATTAAATCAGTATGTAGAATTTATGGCAAACAAAAGAATGAAAGGCATTGGTCTAAAAGGACCGTATGACCAACCTACGAATAACAACCCACTACCTTGGACTACTCATTGGTTGAATAGTCGTGGATTACAAAATGCACCACAAGAGACAGAGATAGAAAGTTACATTGTCGGCGGTATCAAACAAGATGTGGAGAAAGAGACATTTAAAGGATTTAAACTATGATAAAAAACCCTAATCTAAAGACAGTATGTGATAACTGCTCGGCAACTTACATAGTAAAACATGATTTACCTGAAGATTATATAGAACAATTTTGTCCATTTTGTGGTGAAGAACACGAAGAAGTTGAAGAAACGGTAACGGACATTGATGAAAACTGGGACTGAGTGGACTTATCAAGGCAAAATAATCGAAGAACTACCTAAAGATTGTGAAGCCTTCGTATATTTAATAACTAATCTTACTGACAATAAGAAGTATGTAGGTAAGAAGTTAGCAAAATTCAAAACTACAAAGAAACCACTTAAAGGTCGAAAGAATAAAAGACGAGGCACTAAAGAAAGTGATTGGAAAACTTATTGGGGTTCGTCTGAAAGTTTAATTAGTGATGTACAAAGTCTTGGTGAAGATAAATTTACTAGAGAAATATTATATTTCTGCCCAAGTAGAGGTGTTGCAAGTTACCTAGAAGCACAAGAACAGTTTGAACGAAAAGTCCTAGAGACTGATGAATACTACAACGGCATTATCAATGTTCGTATCGGTGGTTCTAAAATTTTAAGAGAATCGCTCAAAAATATCTCAAAAAAATAATTTGTCTAAATAGGAATAAGTGATACCTTTTTGGTAAAACTTAATCCGAAATTTGATTTGATATCTCAAACTTCAAAACACTTAGGGCGATAAGATGGCACAGTTTAAAACTATGCTCAACTTTGCTTCAAAGTGGTGGTATGATAATGTATCTCATAGATATGATCCTGCTAAACACTACTTACGAGGCAGATTGAGTAATTGGCATAAAGAAGAACAAAAGTAGAACAAAACTTACTCATTTTAAAACCCTAGGTGTCTCTTTACGATTTTGCAAATTAGAATCATTCTAAATATCTCATAAACCCCTGATTTTACTACCTTTTTTTAGTCCATTTTTATTGGAATAATGCTTGCAAAGTGCGTAGGTTTCTGATATACTATATCTATATTATGAAAAAAAACACAATGACAAATGAAGAAATGCAAAGTCTTGCTAGATTAGAGAAAAGAATTGAGATTGCAAAAACAAAACTTTTCACTAAAGGTAAAACTTTGTTTGAAATAATAAGTGAAAATCTAATTGACAAAGAAATTGCAAAGGAGATTATATAATGAAAACAGGATTAATTATAGTTTGCGTTTGGATATGGGGTTTATTCTTATGGGTCGAATCTGCTTCGGCTAATGACTACAATACAGCAACAGGTGCTCATATATTAACTGAAGTAATCAAAGGTACCGATTTAGATGAAGGTGCAATTATGAATGCTGAGACTCAAAGACTATTACACACAATGTCTTTAGAGATTATTCAAGTTGTATTTAATAATATGCCTAATATATTAGATGGTATCGCTGCTGATATGAGATTAAAGGCAGATAAAAACTACAAATGTTCATTACAACCTGAAGAATATAAAAACAAGGATTGTAAATAATGGGTCCTAATCTTATTCTAACATCAAGTGGGTTAGAAGCATACGACTCAAAAAAACCACAAACTGAAACACAGGATATATTTGAATATAGCTCTCACGACTGGAGAAAACATACAGATGACGCCATCGTAGTTGCTGCTAAACCTCAAATACTATGGTCTGATTCACTTCTAGGTATAAAATTAAAAGTCAATGACAGTAGAGTAATTTTTACAAATCCTCATAGTCTTAAAACAGAAGAGGTAGAGGTGTCAAGATTAATTAGAGTTTTCGTAAATAACAGAGAGGGTCATAAAAGAAGTGTCAAATAAAGAAAGTACAATACATTTAGTTTACTGGAGAGAGTATATCGATTCTGAGGAAAAATATGATCCAGATTTTAAAATACATCATACTATTTTCAGAAATGTTCCTTTATCTCAATTAAAGAGATTAAACTCAAAAGAACTAAAAGAAAAAGTAAAATCTTATTGTGATAAGAACTTCAATGAAAGTGCCAGTAATTTTACTGGTCATTCTGGTGTTGATATGATATCAGGCTCAGAATACTATCATACCTATGATGATGAGTTTGGTAATGAAAATACACCGTATTCTGATAATGATTTTTGGACTGATTACGGTCAAAAGTGGAATGGCAGACAGTTTTTTAAACATGATTTCATGCCAAAATTCACAGAAACCTTAATAAAACAGTAAAGGCTTGACTTATTTGTCAATTTAGTATATAATAAGAGATATTATGGGTTTATTTTATGTACATCAAGGTAGAAGTAAGAAGAAAAAACTTACTGAAACAAAGAGTTTATTAGAGGCGAGAGCCAAACATAGAAAATTTTTGATTAGTAAAGGTATTGATCCCGATAGAAAAGTGAGTAGGAAAGATTTTAGAGTTGTCCCTAACTGGTGGGAAACACCTGTTGAAAAATCTGCCCCTTTAGCTCATTCGGTAGAGCAGCTGATTTGTAATCAGCAGGTGGCCTGTTCGAATCAGGCAGGGGGCACCACAAAAGTTAGTGGTACTAAACCACAAGTGAACTGGCGATTACAAGAAAGTCAAAATTTTACAGTTGCACCTGCATATAATAAAGGTGCTTATCAAGTTATTACTAAATCAAATATAAAAGATATAGGTAGATGATACAAGATTTTCAAAACAAAAAAACATTAAAAGATATGTTCTTTATTAGAAAACATGAAGGTAAACTATTTTCATTTTTTTATGTAATCTGTTTAGTATCTATTTTACTAATTAGCACAGGTTGTTCTCAACACAATACAAGAAGTCATTTAGGAACTACTATTGGTGCCGTTGCAGGTTATACAGGATGTCGAGCATTACTTGATACGAATATGCCACTAACTGCTGCCTGTACAGTTGTTGGTGCTATGTGGGGTTCTAGTATGTTTTATAAAAATGATATGAATACACATACAGCAATATTCGTAGATACTCTTAATACAGCACCTGGTAAGAGAAGTCATACAACATGGGGAAACGCTTCTACTGGTAATTGGGGTTCTGTTACAATTAATAGAACTTATGTAAACCATAATTTTAGATGTAGAGATTATGAGTCAGTTATTAGTATTGAACATCAATGGCCAATGTCAGGTATAAACAGAGAGAGTGAAACAGGAACAGTATGCCAGTTACCAGATGGTAGATGGACAGTAACAGAAAGTACAAATTCATGAGCGGTATGAGTCCTTTGCATTACAAATTGGGTGCTACAAATATTTCAGATACTACCATTAGTAATTTAATTAGTAAGATAATGAAATGGCATGAAGATAGAAACTTAATAGAAGGTTCTACTGATAAAGACCAAGTTTTAAAATTACAACAAGAACTTGGTGAGTTAAGTGATAGTGTTTGTAAACAAAAAGATATGAAAGATGACCTAGGTGATATGATGGTTATTATGTTGAATATAATGAGAAGAAATAATCTTACAATGGAAGAATGTTTAGAAACAGCATATATTGATATCAAAGACAGAAAAGGCAAAATGATAGATGGTATTTTTGTAAAGTTTGAAGAAAAGTCTTTTAACATGGATGAAGGAGACGAATGATTGATCCGTTCAATAATATAAGAAAGTATCTTGTTTGGTCTTTTATATTAATAATATTTTTAATTATATCAGGTGCTGCTATTGCAGATGAAAAATCAAAATGGTTAAACAAAAATCCTTGTATGATTAAAGTTATTATTAAAGAAGAATGTCAAGATAGTCAATGTTTAATTAAGAAAATAACAAAAGAAGAAGTGTTACAATGTAAAGACGGATATGATGGCCCTAATTATTGGGAAATATTCGCACAATTTTATTATGCAGATTTGACAGTTCCTGCTTATTGCAGAGAAGTGGCAAGACCAGACCATCCTTTTAAAACACCAGGATTAGTCTGTTTAAATGAAAAAGGTGTTTGGAACGAGGAGTAAAATGTATAAATTATTAGTTATCATAACTTGTATAGTTGTCTTAACAATACATTGGACCGAATTTTCTGAGATTGTTAATTTAGCAAAAATCTTAGAAGTAAGTAGCAATATAATAACACAAGTGAAGGAGTAAATTACATGATGAAAATTATATTAATTGCTTTAATGTCTTTAACTTTAGCAAATTGTAGTAGTACATATAAAGTTAAGCAGGAAGCAAACATGAAAGATAACCGTTTATTAAACGAGGTGCCTCAATGGTATATTGACGCTTCAGTTGATGAGGGTATTCTTTTTGATAGGGATGCTGGGAAGTATATCTATTCAGTAGGTCAAGGATCAAGTCCTGATTTACAACTGGCAATCGAAAAAGCAACACTAATTGCGAAAGCAAGTCTTGCTGACCAATTGCAAGGGGAAATGAATCAACGAAGTGAACTATATATCACAGAGATTGGTTCAAATACCAACAAAGAAGTTGCTTCAAAAATTGAAAGCACAATTGTCAATGTTATTGCAAAGACTATGGTTCAAGGTTATGAAACATGGGAGAAGGCAGTATATGAAACACCAGTAGGTCAATATAGAGTTTATATTGGGTTAAAAATGGGTGTCGGTGACGCCAATAGACTTGCTGAGTATATTGCTGAGAACATAAATAATGATGTTGATGTAAACGAATTAGCAGAAAATGCTATAGAGGAGGTTCTATAAATGATTACGGTTTATAGTAAACCACAATGTCCGTATTGCGATAAGGCCAAGCACTTATTAACAAGTCTTGGTCTACAATACGAAGAAAAAGTGGTTACGAAAGACTTATCTATTGACGAATTATTTAAAGCGCTCGGAAAACAAGTTAAGACCATACCACAAATAGTTATGGACGATACACATATCGGTGGTTATAACGAGTTAAAAGAGCACTTTATTAATGAAGGTAAGATAAATTATAAAGGCGAAAAAATTTAGCACATATGCATAAATAGTAGTATGATAGATTTTCAAAAGTACATTACCGAAGGTGTGTATGACCCTAACATATTTAAAGCATTCTTTTTAGCAGGTGGTCCTGGTTCAGGTAAATCATGGGTGTCTGAAAGAACACTATCAGGCATGGGATTAAAAGTTATTAATAGTGATAGAGCATTTGAAATTGCATTAAACAAAGAAAAAATGTCTCTAAACATGGCAACACAGGATGCTAAAGAAATTGCAAGGCGTGATGAGATAAGAGCAAAGGCAAAAGCAAGAACTGGTGTACAGTTAAAACTTGCATTAGAAGGTCGTTTAGGTCTCATATTAGACAGCACAGCAAGGGATGTTTCAAGAATAGAACAAGAA